ATTTTATAAATGAATTGACTAAACAAATTAAATTAAATAATAGATAAATGAAGACGTCCAAATTCGTCGTCTTTATCGCCAACCACCACCATTATAAATTTATATAGAGGGTAATATCCTGTACTTACGTCCGCGTTTCTTAAAAGGATTAGATTTCTTCTTCCTTGCGAAGAAATTTTGATAATCTTGGTAAGATTCACGTTTGTAATCAACAGGATATTGAAAGGTTTGCTGTTGATACTTTGACATATCAACAGTAGGTAAGGATTCACGTTGTTTAACTTTAGTTTTGTAATCAACCGGGACTCTTGGTTGCGGGAAATTAACTGCTAAGTTACTAGGATGTGAATCACTCGTGCTCACATCAGAGCCACGTAGATTTTTCTTACCGGTTGGAAAATCGGCATCATCATGCAGATTTCCATAACCTTGGTCTTTATTCTTAGGATCATTAGCTGCTTGCGCATAAGGATCATAGGTCACCATGCTGCTGATATTTCTTGCAGTTCGGTTACCGTACCAAACAATGTTTGCGTAAGCTAAACCTAAGAAATAGTCGGTAGATAGTTCGAAAGGTCTTTCAGAAACCAATCGCTCAAAAAATACGTCGTCAGCTACGTTAAGCTTTTCGATATCGCCGTTAGCACGTTTGCTATCACGGTCGTGTTCCTGACAAACTGAGTCCCTAAAATTAAGGGGCTGTGTTTCAAATGTATCGACGGAAGTTTGCCACTTACCGTCAGACCAACCAGGACCACAATTATTTGTAAATGGATCTCCAACTGAGATCACTATCTTGATGATCAATGCAACTAATCTATAGTTGCTTAATCTCCGACCAACCACCCTTAGTATATACAAATATGCAATTATACATTTATGCAATAATAAAAAGTACACAAATCATAAAGAGTTGGGAATCTCCAACCCTTTATTTTTGTAGCGCCAGTATATCATACTTCTGGAACCAACATCTTTTAATTGATATTTCTCAAAAACGTAGAAATACATCTTCTCCAATAACCGAAACTTTGGTTTATCCCAGCAATATAATTGCATGAGAGAATTTATAGCTTGCGGTAAGTCTTCACGCCTGTTGAGTTTCAACTTCGATATTTGCTTAGTCCACCTTTTAGGATGGAATGTCACTAAGCCATCTCTGTCTATTTGGAATTCAGCTGAAAAATACTCATTGCCTATTAAGCCAACAGTAATTTTATCAGGCTGGATATCAATTCCCATCTTCCGCACTTCTTCATAATACTGAGTAGTATCATAACCATCAGGGAATGTCTCCAAGGTATCATCACCTCCAGCAGCCATATCAAA